AGGGTACGGCCACCCGCGTAACGCCCGCTGTTGCCACCAAGTGAACTAACCATATTCAACAGATTGGTTGCATCATTCGATAATCGCTGCGCCTTGCGTTGCCAAGCCATCGCCGTGCTAACAGCTTGTCCTGCTACCGCTGCGCCATATTTGATAGCGTCCACCACCGAAAAACTGAAGTCCGACGCGGTTGCTTCATCGGCTGCAGTGCAAGACAAAGAAACTGCGCTTACGGTTGAAGTCGCGACACCTGGAAACATCCGACGGCCAGATGTAATAAATTCAAAATTGAGTTCAAATACACGGCCTTTATCCCAACGCTCCTCTGCTGAAGACGCCAACACACTTACCTGCATCCTACCTAATGTCGGGTGAACTAGCTCAACATCAACATTTGCCTCGCAAATCTGAATCAAGCGTTCGCGCTGAGCGATGACATCGCCGCCGCCATAAGCAGCATTTTCAACTAAAAACCCACGCATGCCGATACGACGGCCATTTTTTCCTAATTGTTCGACCCAAATGTCATCACGGTATGGATATTCATGTACAACGTTACGTCTGCCAAAACGTACCACCGAATTGAGTACGCCAAATGGCACCCCGCCAATTAATGCGGGGCGTAACCGATCTTTCCAATAGATCGCCGTTCCGCCAACGCCGCCCAATCCAAGATCGGCCGCTGTGCGCGTGACTGTATTGATGCCAGTCTGCACTTGATTTAATGTATTAGAAAGATTCATCAACCACCCAAAACTGGCATCGATGCATTAATACGCACAGGCGATGCTTTACCATCTTTTGATTTTGCTGTCGCCGTCGCACCCGTTGGAAATCCATTTAATGTAATTTCGATTGCGTGTTGTACCGTATTGTTGACCATAGATGAATCGTATGGATTTTTGCCGTTTTCATTTTGAATCATGGCTGAAATCAAAGGTGCTAATACATTGGCATCGCGCAGGTTTGGTATTTGATTTGCTTGTATGCCTGTTTTTGCTGACAGACTTGATAAATAATTTGCTTCTGCCTGCGGTGTATTGCCAGCGCCATTGCCAGGCGTGTATTTATGAACAAACTGCGCCAGCGTCAGTCCTTGATAGTTCTTCAGAATATTGCGCACGCCTGCTGTGATTCCTTCTTGCGGCGTCCCAAATGTTGCTTGCTTGCCGCCTGGTTGCATGTTGAGCGGATTATTTGTGCGGATACCCAAAGGCTGATGCCCAGAAAGCGCAACCGATGTGGCTGAATTAGTTGCTGGATTGACTGTAATCATTCCACTCGATGACTGACCCTTACCTTTATTATTTTTGTCATCTGGGAAAATTCCGGCTGGCATTTTTGGCATCACACCAAAAAAATATTCGGATGGCTTTATTTTTTCCAACTTTTGAAGTTGGTCTACTAGCCAAATAATTGCCTTACCCACAGCATTGACGCGCTCTAAAAACTTATCCCAATCAACAGTTTGAATCCACTCACCAAAATTCTTTGCCCATTGACCAACCTTGTCACCAATTGCTTGTCGATTCAATGAAATCCATTGTGTGAGACCAGTGATCATTGGTTGTAATGCGGGCATTAGTGATGCTCCGATGGTAATTTTTAGGCCATGCGTTGCAGCGCTTAGGTAGTTGAGCTGAAGTCCGAACTGTTCTGCAGCATCAATACCTTTCTGCGTTGATACTCCGCCAAATTCTGCAATCTTTCGTTGGTATTCTTCAATCCCTTTTTTGCCTTTTCGCAATAGCGGCAACAATGCCTCTAATCCAAATTGTCGTGCTACCAAACCTTGTACTTGTGCGTTTTTAATACTGGCGACATAGTTTGCAATATCTTTAAACGCGCGCGCTGTATCAATCGAACCATCAGCAGTTTTATGAATACCGACGCCAATTTTATTGAGCATCAGAACGGCATTTTGATTACGACCAAATAACGCATCTTCCATCGTATCGCCGAGCGTTTTCAAGCTACCTGTGAGCGCTTCTGATGAAACACCAGCAAGCTCTGCTGCACCACGCAAAGATTGCAAATCGGATGTTGTGACACCGATGTTCTTGGAGGTTTGGCCTATTTCAAACCCAAGTCGCCCCCATTCTGTCGCAAGTGCGGCAACGCCGGCGATGGTGCCGACACCGACGACTGCCGTCATCGCAACACCAACCTTAGCAACACCCACCGCAACACCGCCAGTCATTTTGCGGACGCCATTTAAAACCTTGATGACCGGATTGCGACCAAGTTCTTTCCCGAGCGCATTGGCAGACTTTTGCACATTCGACAGCGGCCGCGTCAGCTTGGAGATGCGGTCGTTAATCTTGCGAACGCCAGAGGCCGTCTTATCGGTCGCAGAAATAATGATGTTGAAATTATTAGACATTATTTATCCGGTGTACTCATACGAATTGCCGCTTCATTCCACCAGCCAAGGCCACCCTCACCTGACCACGGCAGGCTCCATGCGTCATATGGCCCCCAACCGTAGAATTTAGTGACTTCAGCTACGATGACTCGCCAGTTGTCTGGCCATCGGCTGTGAAGCTGGACAAAAAATCATTTGCCTCTTGAAAATCACGTTGACATAATTGCTCCACTACGCCAGTCGGCACTTTGGCGATGATGGAGATCAACATGATGGCGAGATCGATGTTGTCTCCTGCTTTATTGGCCTTCGACAATTCACCAGCGGTGGGTTCGCGCAAATTCAATGCGGCGTATTCCACATCCGCAAATTTGACCGGCTTGCGTAATTGAATTGTTTTTTCTTCTTGAATGGTTTTTTCTATTTTCGTACCCATGATCATGCTTCCTCTACGTCGAGACCTTCCCACTTCACTTCGAAAGTGGCATCGGCGGTTTTAACTTCTTGCGAATCAACTGTCCACATGTTGCGACCAACAATGGTTTTTCCATTTGCCAACTCTGCAACGACAGTCACGTTGGTCATTGCATTAAAATCAGCAACAGTGAGTCCACCTGCATCTCGGATAGTCCCAGACATAGACCCTGCAACCGGTTTTTCAGAATAACCATGCACGCGATCTTGCCCAGCCAAGGTCTCACGCGTAACGCTTGAAACACTGTAGGCAAAGTCGCCTGACAACATGTAGTTTTGACCGTCGACGGTGAGATAGGCAATCCCGGCGAGTCTGTTTGTGGTATCAGCCAATTGCGGCTCCTAAAAAGAAAAAGCCGCCCAATGGGCGGCTTTGATTGATTGATTTGGATTAACTGAGACGGAACTGATTGAGTAATGCGAAGATGCGCAATTGGTTGATCAAAATGCCGGGGAACAACACATCAACCCGATTCGGATTTTGTGAGTTTTTCTCGACAATCAGACCTTCTTTAAACGCATCACCGTTTTGCACATAGCCGTCAAATTCCATCTCACGGTATTTGGCGATCAAATCTGCACGAATGATGTTTGGCGTGACAATTGCTGAGCCAGTTGCAAAACGGGTGCCGTTTTCTGCCAATTTGACACGCGCATATTTGGACGTCACTAGCGTTTTTAATTGACGCAACACGTATGCGAGCGTGAACATGGTCTCGACTTGCAGATAACTGTCATCCGCATTGCCGAATGCATTTTTCTGATACGTTGTGATCAGATTTTGGATAGATACTGTCCCGTCATCAGCCACATCGAAGGTCGAAATGCCGTCATACAACAATGTGTTTTGATCGGTAAGCTGGAAGCGTGATGCAAGTGGTGGTGCAAGTACACCTTGCAGTGCGATCGTTTGCAATGGCAGTGCTGGATCTGTGCGTAAGCTAACAGCTGAAGCACCAGTCAATGCAGCAGACCAGATCCAGTTTGGCGTCGGCGAATCATAGAATCCCATGATGCTGCCATGCTGATCGTTGCGGGTGACACCGAGAGTTGTCTGTGCGCTCAACGTGCCACGATTAGCGGCAAAAAAGCCACCATAAAGCTGTTGATTCCATGCCCATCGGCCAGTTGTATCGTTGAGCAGTGATTTGACTGCGTCAAGTGATGTCGTGTCTGTATATGGGCAAGCAATGAAATCGAATGTCTGGCTGCCAAGATTGCCAAGCGCTGTTGTCATGTCAGGTGCAGTTGCGCCAGCACTCATCTGCGTGATGGTAAGTGCGAGACTGGTCGGCGTTACTTCCCCGCCGAGCGTGCCTTGATAATTCAAGCGCAGATCAATATCGTTGCCGCCTGGTCCTTTATTGATCGCAGTAATATTGACCTGGGTCGTCGTAGCTTGATCTACCGCAGCCGTCACTGGAAGGTTTGGTGTTGCATTGATTAGTGCAGCGAGCGCTGTTGCAAGTTGTGCTGTTGTTTGCGTCGTCGCAATCGGTTGCGTGACGCGCGTGCCGCCGATATAAAGATTGAGCGCACCAGCAGCTGTTGCGGCACTCGTAAAATTGATGCTTCCAGTAGCCGCTACCCCTGCCTCTGCATCGGACAACGGCAAATACCAGACTTCGCCAAACGTATCATTAAGCCGATATGCTGCGGTCATCAATGCCAGCATCGACCCCGCACCACCAGCCGTGACTGCGTCTGATGCCCCTTGTGAAATAACAGGAACATTAGGGACTGCGGTACCGGCTGATGTGATTTGACCAATGATTAATGCACGCTGATTGATCTGCCCACTGTTTGCTTGAGAATTATCGACCTCAGCGTAGAACAGTGGAACGCGGATGTTGGCCGGAATATTTTTAAACGGGATCATTTATTTTTGCTCCGCCTTGTTTAGCTGGTTTGACGACCATTTTTAGATCGCTAGAAACGACATCGCCGTCACGAAGACGGCGATTCCAGTAATAGTTATTTGGGACTTCTCGCCCTTCAGCGGGCAGTAGATCCATTAATTCGGGGTCTCGGACAGAAAGCCCTAGCGCTGGCGTGACGTGCATGTGAACTCCTATTCAGGTTCAGTAAAATCAAAATCAAGCGCCCCCTCATCTCGTCCATCAGGACCAGATGTACGCGGTGCCGGTGGGACGGCATCAGGAAAAGCGGGAGACTCATAAGTACTTGTCGCGTCGAATGGCGCGATTAGGTCGGCGTGGATGCTGATGCCTTCAAGAGAATTGGTAATTGATGGTTCGTAAAATTCACATACCTCAAAAACAAAACTCATCTTGACGCCACCAATATGGCGGCGCCCTTCAGCGGTAATATCTACTTCCGTATCAATAGATGCGACTTGCTGAATGAGTACGATCAATGCTTGATTGGTCAGCAGCGCTTGCTCTATCTGATAACCAAGTGCCTCGATTGCATCCTGCGCAGCCTCAGCGGTGTTTGCTTCTACCCGCGCTTCCAGATCGAAGGTGATACTGGTTGTAAATTCGGGTAGTGTTTTAGCGATTGACTCTTTATGCTCTCGCGGTGATCTAAACAAAATTGCTGGCAATATTTCACAAGGCGTTGTCCAATCGCCCGGACATTCAATTGTTGCGCCAAGATTTGCAGATTGCAGTGCAGCGAGTGCCGCCAGACGAAGTTGACGTCTGGCGAGCATGGTCTGATCTGCCATCTTATGAACCTACAAAGTTGAGAAGCAATTTCGCATCACCATGACCATCTGGCTCGACCTCTTTGAGGACGAATGTTTCGTTGGTACGAATCACCGTTAATCGATCACCGCGTTTTGGGAATGCTGAAAATTCCACAATCCGCACACCCAACACCGGCATCACCGATGGCACATCAGTGCCACCGGCCAATGAAATGCCGCGATAGGCTTCATCGAAAACGCCAGTAATAGAAAATGACGCTCCAGAAGCCGGTTGATACATCACCGACTCACCGAAGATAGCCATCACTGGGCCGAGTACTGCTTTATCCCAATCGATCATGATTAGGAAATCTTGATAGCAGGACCGTCTTTTGCGTGGAATGTCGGGCCACTACCGGTTGGCAATGGCGCAACATCGGGATCAACGATGTGACCTAATCGACGAAAGCGCTCTGCTTCCGTGATCAGCAACTCAACATTGTCACCAGGGCGATGCTTTTTGCCATCGGCATAGATCGTGCGGCCGTTGGCAACAACTGCCGAGACCGTTTTGACCTTCACCAAAGCGTTGCCCTGTTGCTGTTTATCCTGCGCGCTCATCAGGACACCACAGGATCGCAGACATTAGCCGACACACATGCATTGACACGACTAGGGATCACGATTGGCGACGACTGCATCATGATGTAGCGCTGTGCTGGATCGTTGTCTACCCATGTCTTTGGTGCGTAGGGCAATGCTGCATAGTTAAATGCAGGGTCCAAGATTTGACCAAAGGCACGTGTGCCCATCAAATCTGCGCCGGACATGATGACGGTACCGTCGACCAGCATTGGCTGCTCTACATTGTTGTCGTCGACATACCAATCGTTGTAGATCCACAGATCGTATTGACCCCAGCGACCTTTGTAGATTGCGCCACGTTGAATCTGCGCGCCAATTTGGATCGTGTTGCCTTGACCACTGCCTGGGTACCAGATTGCATTTTTGACGACAGGGTCCAACAAAAACATGTTCCAGGCTGTGGTGGTAAAAACAAGGTCCGTACCGACAGCTCCGGATGCCTTTAACATCGCATGACTCCATGCCTCAATATCGCGCGATGGAGACGCCGTGCCAGCAGCAATATCGCTAGGCGTCCATTTAGCACCACCCGACAATGCAACCGTTAAATCTGCATCTCGGCCAAAATCAACGACGACTGTTGGAAAACCATCACCAGAGATGGTGACTGAGCCATTGGTCAATGCTTGTGCTGCCATCCACTCCAGACGACGATCCAACATGTCGATCTGGTCGGTCATTTCGAATTCCAGATTCGCCATTTCTCGCTCAGCGCCGGACATGTCGCCACCGATACGTTCACCGATCATGCGACGTACTGGCTTACGCAAA